TTTTCTCTTCATTATTTTCCGCTGTACCATTATTTGGAACTGGCGGTGTAAAGTTATTTTGACTATCATTCTTAATATTTTGTAATTTCTTAATTCTTTCTTCCTTCTGTTTATTCAAAATATTTACTGCTAACACACTAGCCTCTACCGGATCATTATATTTAGCATTTTCAACAAGTTCAGAATAATTTGATACATCCAAGTTATCAATTTCTCTCATTCTTTCCCTTTCTTTAGTTATTCCAGCTTCCTTACCTTCATTAAAGATTTGATTGCAAAGTTCTGGAAATTTGTTTTTTAACTCTTCTAATGTCATATTTCCTCCTTTATTTTTCTGATTTTCTGTCGAATTTAATATATTTCTAAATTTATCAGCTATTTCTTCAGGACTTCCTGTACTATTTACAGAAATATTTATCACTCTTGGCTCCTGAATTTTCTTTTCTTTAAAATTTTTAAATTTTGAAATGTCAAAAGCCGTATTGTTTATAATCAATTTATTCTCAATAACTTCTTTTTCCACATTTTCATCTAATATTTCATCAATAAATCCATATTCCTTAGCTTCTTCTGCATTCATCCAAGTTTCATTATCCATCAATTCAGATAAAGTTTCCTTATCAGTTTTTGTTTTATTTAAATATGTTTCAATAATACTATTTTTAACCTTATCAAGCATTTGAACAGTTTTTTGCATTTCTTGATTATTCCCATAAGCAAAAGTAATTGGATTGTGAATCATAAATAAAGCATTTTTAGGCATTCTTACAGTATCACAAGCACTTGTTATAATAGTTGCGGCACTCGCTGCTAATCCATCAATATTTGCTGTCACTTTAGCTTTGTGATTTTTAAGAATATTTGCTATCGCTACAGCACTAAATACACTCCCTCCTGGACTATTTATGTGTAAAGTTATATTTTCCACATCGCCAAGATTTTCAATATCCTGTTTAAACGCCTTATCAGATATATCATCCCAATATTCATCACTTCCAATACTTCCATAAAGTATCAGTTCCGCTGATTTTTCTTCCTCATTCTTCATCACGTTCCAAAATTTGAATTGTTTCGGCATTCAATACCACTCCTTTCTCTGTTAATAATTTACTTTCCTTTGCCAAAATTCTTATATTCTGCTCAAAATCTCCTCCATTAAGTTCGGCTGTTTCTCTCGTCCTAGTCGATAATCCATTATTGATTCTTATAACTGCTGCATTAGCCTCTTTTAACGGATCTATTTGCCCTTGAGATGGTCCATTCCATTGCGAACCACACCACGCTTTGTCTATAAGAAAGTCAGTTCCATAATTTTTAAGTTCAACTCTACCTAGCAAATATGCTTCATTAAGCCACTCCTCATAAACAGGCTGGGTAAAATTCTCTACAAACCATTCACGCCTTTTCCTAAACATTTTCCACGCTTCCAGAAGTGCTGCACGGCTTGCTGAATAACTTGCTGTAAAATGCTTTATCAAAAGTTCATATGGAACTTCCAAAGCGCTTCCTATCTGTCTTAAAATGCTTGTAACAAAAGGATCAAATTGAGCATTAGGTCTTCCTGGATTGGTAGCTTTTGCTTTTTCTCCTGGATTAAGCCCCATAATCATTCCTGGTGCAAGTTCTATAGTAGTTTCATCTTCCGAATCTACCAGCGAATCATTTTCGACTGCTTCGAGTTCGCCTACATCAGCACCGCTCGAATTTTCGGCTTCGCTTTCAATAAAAATTGCATACATTCCGCTTATAACTGCTGCCATTAGTTCAGCTTCAGTATAATTTCCAAGCTGTTTTAAATTCTCAATAACTGGAGATAATATTGGAATTCCTCTTACTTGTTCAGGTCTTTCTGTGAAAAGAAGATGTATTATATTTTTTTGATTTTCGCTTCCATAAACTTTTATAAGTTTCTCGCTTACTCCCCCAGTTGCGTCTAATGGATGTTCAGATGAAACATAATAACCTTCAATTCTTCCGTTTTTATCTATTTTCACACCTTCAACCACACTTTTATCTGAAATCATATTGTTTGGAGTATATATTCTGTCAGGTTCTAAAATTTCCAATTTCAAACTGTATGGATTTTTTGGAGTTTCAAAATAATTTAATTTTATAAAACATTCTCCATTCATCAGCACTGTCAAAAACACAAGTTCCTGAATCTGATAAAAATTCATAGTCCCTAAATTATCAATTTTATCTTTCGACCAAAGTTCAAATTCTTTTTCAATCAAACTTTCTATTGCTTCAGCTTCCTCATCGCTAATCCCTATTGTCTCATTATCAATAGCAGCCTTTAATTTTAATCCGCTTCCAACGACATTCGTGTTAATAGTTTTTAGTGCTCCAGTAGCAACAGAAGTTCCCATATACAAATCTCTTGAACGCTCAATCAATTTTTTACGGTTTTTATAAATATCCTTTTTCACTCCACCGCCAGCACTTTGCCAGCCTAGCATTGATTTTTTAGTAGTTGAAGCACCGTGATTTGAATATCCAGTATTAAGAATTTCTAATTTTCTTCTTGCCTGAAATCTTTTAAGTCCTTTTTCCGGGTTAAACACTGTTATTAATTTATCAATAAAATTCATAAAACACCTCCTTTTCTACTAAAGATTTCTAGGTATACCTCTTCTAACTCTTCTGTTTCCTGTACTGTTCAATTTTTGTAATTCATTTTCCCAGTAAGCTCTTCCTTTTCTTATTGCATCTATTCCCATTCGAGTAAGTTCCCTAGTTCCAATTTTATAACTAGTTCCAGCCAAAGCTGCTCGTTCAGCTTTGCCGTATTCAACTATCATTTCTAAAATATATTCTCTTGAATAATTTGATTTTCCCATTTTCTAAATTCCTTTCGACAATATTTTTCTTTTTGTTTGCACTTTTGGTCTTTCTGTAACATCAATCAAATATTTTTTACTCAAATCAGGATTAGCTATTTTTAACGCAGCATAAGCATAATTTCTAATATCCAACGGTTCATTCCTTTTAGTTCCTGTAACAACCCACTTAGTTTTTCTTACTCCTTTTTCAAAAGTTGTAATCTTAACTTCTGCAGTCAATCCTTTAAAGTATGTTTCATCATACCCTCTTTCTACATTATCCGGAAAATGCATATATCTTGGTCCAGGTAAATCAATTCTCAATCTGGCCATAATAGTTTCTTTCCCAGTATCAGTATTTAATACAAATAGCGAAATTTGTCCTTTATTTGTTTTAGTTGGCCTTGTAATAAACGGCTTACCTTCCACACTTCCACCTTTTACTCCAAATATTCTTTTAATTTCACGAGGTTTCACAAATCCGTAAGTTGACATCGTGTGATTTCCTCCTGTGTCAATACAGGTACATATTATTTTTATTTTCTGTCCGTTAGAATAGGTAAATTCAGTATCCAAGAATCTCTCAAGCTGACTCCACACATGAGTTTCTGCAGGATTTCCTATAAACACTTTATAACAAATCCCCCAACTTTCTTCATCAGCTCCCCAACCTACAACTTCACATTCCAATCTATCATCTTGAACATCAACTCCCGCAGTCAAAACGTTTACGTTTTCAGGAATTTCGCAGCCATAATGTTCTTTTCTGTGAGATATTTTTTCAAAATCCATTTTATCTCTTTTTTCCTCAAAAGTTTCACCTAATGCAGTATTAGTGAAAACCTTCATAAGTTGAACATCGCCTTTAGATTCCTTGAATTTTTTTATTATACTTTTCCAAGTCGAAAAAGGACTATACAATTCATTAATATGAAATCCTCTTACTGCTTTCGGATCAATTTCAACATTTCCTGCAATCCATTCTCCCTCTTTCATATTCTTTTTCCACTCATATTCACTTGAAACTTCAAGGCAATCTTGACATTTGTGTCCAATATTTTCAAAAACAATATTTTTCCATTCCAATCTTTGCATTGTTCCACATTTTGGACAAGGGATATAATATTCTTCCTGTGTACTATTTTCATACTCCTGTTCTATTCTTGATTCCCCTCTTACTGTTGGTGTACTTGTTAAAACAATTTTTTTGTTCCAAAATGTTTTTGTTCTCTCAATTGCTAAATTTAACGGATCACCTTCACCCTTTACATCATTTGGAAATCTATCAATCTCATCTGCCAATAATATCCGTATTGGTCTACTCGCAAGTTCAGCTGCTGAATTACTTCCAGTTAAAATAATATATCCACCTGGAAAATCTTTTTGAGTTTTAGTATCTCTTGACGTTTCATTTTCAATTATTTTACTTTTTAATTGTGGTGTGCTAAGTATCATGTCATTTAATCTTGTTGTCGCAAAATCTTCTGCCATTTTTTGAGTCGGCATTAAAAACATTATAGGAGCAGGGTCATAATCAGCATGATGTCCAAAAGTATTCAACAAAAGTTCTGTTTTGGATAATTGAGCTCCATACATCATTATTACTTTTTCTGTTTGTTTATCAGATATTGCTTTCATCACTTCTCTTTGAAACGGTACTCTATCAGTATTCCACCTACCTGGTTCCGCAGAAGTTTTGGAACTTAATATTCTATAATTGTCTGCCCATTCATCAATCGTTAATTTTGGCGGTGGCTTTAATACCGAAATAATTTTTTTAAACAAATTATTTGCTTTTTTTAGGTCTGCCTCTCTTTTTCGGGTTGTCATTTTTCTCTTCCTTTAAATTTTTTTTAATTGATTTAGTGCTTAAATTCTCTTCATCCTCATCTTCATCAATATAATTTTTACTTTTAAACATTTCAGGACTATATTCACTTAATTCTGTCAAAGTATCAGATATTCCTGTTAAAATGATGTCCTGTATTTCTCCCAAGTTATCACAAGCAATTACAGTAGGTGCTAATTTATTAGGCAATGAAAGCAATTTTCCCTTTATATTGACAAGCATACTCGTCATTACTTCTTCAATTACTCCCGCCGGATGTAATTGATTCTTTAACTCCGATATTTTCAAGGCTTTCAATTCTGTATCTTTTTTTATTTTCTTTATTTCTTCCCTAATTTTTTCATCTTTCAAATCTACATCTGCATCATTTTTTAACTCCAGATACTCAATATATGAATGAACACTTTCCAAAAATAAATATTTATTTTGTCCGTTTTTTTTGATAACATTTTCCTCTGCCAAACGCCTTAGATGCCTTTCGCTCAAATTCAATATTTTAGCCAGCACGACACCTTTTATAATCTCGTCATATTTTGCTTCCATTTTCACCTCCTATCGGACAGGACATGAACTTAAAAAAAATTCATATCCGGATGTTTTCCGGGACTCGCCAGACCCACGACCAAAAAAAATCTCCCAAAAGTACCTTTTTTTTATTTCATTTTTTCCTTTACTTTTTGTGTCAATTCCCTGTACTCTCTTTCCATTTTCCTTTTCTTTCTCAAACTCTCTTTACATCTATCAAGATACATATCATATATCTTAATCTTCACATTATTTATCTTTGTATCCAGTTCATCATTTATATCCTCAAGTTTTTCCAAAAGAGTAAGGCCCTCGTCAATCCTTTTCTCAA